GTTGGAAATTCAACTTGCATATCAAATTGATAACCAAGTATTATATTATATGCAGGTGTTACATCATCACTAGTATTACCATCTTCTACACCTTGAGGATCATATGTCTTCCAGTTGCCAGGTAGTTTTACCTTAGTAACACCACTCTCTACAAATGTAGATACGTTCTGACTATAACCTTGGAAGTGATCATCTGAAGATCCTGGTAAAGCATAGACTGCTAGTTGTCCTGAACTATTATTAAAACCCGTAGGTAAATTAAATTTTGTCCAGTCATTTGTAGCGTCATATGTTATAGAAGATGAAGCAATTAATGTACTGTTATCTAAATGTATACGGTATGTAATATCATCTGATGTAGCAGCTGTATTCATATCATCTACAACTTCACGATCATTATCACCATACTTAAGTGGGAATGCTTGTAGTACATCCTTACCACCATTTCTAACTACTACATATAATGAATCATCTAATACTGCATGGTGTTGAATTGTACCCATTAACTCCCATGTAAACCATGCTTGTTGAATACGTTTCTCACTAGTATTGAAATACTTATATCCGAATAGAGTATTAGAATCCTTCTTACTGAAGAATATAATACCATTCTCTCTGGAGTTAGAAACAAGTTCTAAGTCTTTATCAAATAATTTATTAACAACTTTACTTTGGTCAATTACTATAGGTTCACCTTCACGTAACACCTTAGCTACTTCCCAGAACCTAGAGTACTTACCAGCATTATCTAAGAATGCTATAGTAGTACCCATTGATATAGGGTTAGTTTTAACGTTGAAATTATATGTAGCTAGTGAGTTAATCTTAGCAGTCTGTGGACTCAAGACATCAGAGTCAGTAGTCAACATAAACTGTTGGTTCTTAGTAAATAATACTAGACCACTGTTTACCTGTATACCATCATATACTATAGCAGGTGTTTCAGAACTACAAGATAAATCAATAACGTCTGTAGCTGTATATGTTATAGCAGAGCGTGGCCAGAAGTTATAGAAGTCTCCAGGTTGAGACATGATTACATTCTCATCACTGAGCATAACCATTCTATTCCTAAAGAAGATCATCTTGTTTATTTTCTTACCTACAAATGAAGGTTCAGGTACTGTTGTAGTATTACCTACACCACAAGCATCCCATACAATTTGATCTACAGTGAAGCTACCATTAGCTTGTCTGACAATTTGTATAGGCATAGTGCCTTGGTCTATAGTTGTTGTACGACCAGGTGCAGCGCACTCTTCCCATACCCCAGGACCATCTCTATTATTTTCTCCAAAGAATTTAACAAAGTAATCATCTTCGTTAGCTATACTATTCTTAACTTTAACTACATACCCATGCTTACACTGTGTAGGTAAGTCTTCGATATCATTACACTCTGAGGTGATGACATTCAGAAGGTCTCCTGTTGGGGAGGTTGCGTTAAAGTTAGTACCATTAGTAAGGTATATACCATTACCTATAATCTTAACTTCTGATTGAGTGAACTCACTAGTTGCTACGATATCAGTTTCTAAATCACCAAGTATACTTTCAGCTGTAACAGTTGTTTGAGTATCAAATGATGTTGGTGTTGGTCTTATGATACCTAAGTTACCTTGTATCTGAGCTGTACTAGTATCTTCAATAGTTACTTTATAGTAAGCATCTTTCATCCATACATAGAAGTAATCGCCTGTTTGCCAACCTTCACCACCATACATTACATCATGTGTAGTAGTATATCTAGCTTGATAAGTTGTTGTTGCATCTGAACCACTACCAGTTGTATAAGGTACGGACTGACCTATGGTTGCGATTCTAAAGTATAGATGTTTTCTACCTGTAGCACCACTATTATTAACACTAACAGTATATGTATAATCACCTGATACAGAATCACTATCAGTTAATGAAGACCCAGAGCTAACTGAGAATAACCGTGTTGCAATGTTAGGTGCCCATGCATCTCTACCATCTCCAGCTGAATCATCACATCTATGAGAGTTACTAGGTCTACTAGTTCTACCTACCATAGCACCGCTACTATTACAATAATTATTACTAGACTTTATTAGTTCTACTTTAATTCTTGTAGCAGTTGAGGATGCTGTAGTTGAGGTATTGTTGAATAAGTTGATAGCATATTGATTAGCATAAGCAACCTTCTTTAATTCTATATAAGCTTCATAAGGTCTAGCAGCTTCAGTAGTACTAGCCATTGCTACAGTCTTAGTACGATTAACAACGTATGTGTAATCGTTAAGAGTTAGCATCTGTAGATCTTCATCATTAGTATGAGTAAGATATGTAGTTAAAGCAGACGCTGTGCCTGAGTCATAGGTAACGGTTTTCTCTGAACCATCAGTACAACTCCACATCTTTAAGACACCTGACGTTGATATCTGTCCTATATATTGTTCGGCTTCATCTCTATAGTAATGGAACCATCTTCCATTTGTTACAGAGTTATTAGATCCATCACTTAAGGAACTAATAAATCTACCACCTGGACGTTTAGTTAATCCATCTACAAGATCAGGTATTACATTCTTAGCTTCTGTTACCTGTCCAGGTAGTTTTAGTTCATCAGGCTGTTGTGATATACCCCCCTGATAATTAGGTATTGTTTGTGTAATACTTCCCATTAGCGTTTCAGTGCATTGTATGGTTGATAAGATGTATATGTACTTTCATGCGGATTACCAAAGAATGAAGGATCACCCTTGTCGCATTCATACTCCAAGCAAGCAGCTCTTGATTTGAATTCATCTTCCTTCAGTAGCTGAGCTAGCTGAGGATTCGATACAAGCTGGGTAGCAGCCCTTACAGCAGCCCTGTAAGTTATGTAACGTTGGAATGGGTTAGGAAGATCTTCAAACGTGTACAGAGTCACTAGGTCAAGGTACAGAGTCTGTGTAAATTCATCAGTATGATTTACTAGATCATATAATCTACCATTCCTCATTACTACATCTTTAGATTTATCCTTTAAGCCATCATGGATATCATATCTAATAGCATTGTTAGGTATAGTTATATGCTTATTAGCATCAGGCTCAGTAGCAATATGATATTCAGTATTAAAGTGCCATCCTTCATTTTGTACATCCTTGTTAACTTCAGTTAAAATATTATATATGTACGATACTTCAGGGTTCTCATAGTTCAGAGTAGTTACTGGTGATTGACCAATGCTACCCAGAATTGAGTTCACTGCGGATAGTTCGGTATCGGTGTCAATTGTCGAGGTAGCCATAGTTAAAAAAAAAGGGGAGCCGAAGCCCCCCGATATGTTGGTTAATATAAATAAGTTTAGAAAGCAGCGTTTCCTGATGATCCTGCAGCAGCACCTGCAACAAGTTCAACAGCAGCAGCTGGGTTTAAGTAGTCGGCGCCCATTGCCAAACGTCCTAAAATCACGTCTCCCTGATAAATCACGGACACATCACCTGAGGTAATTTGTACTTGAGGTCCGATTGCTTCAACGCAACCTGCGGCTTCTCTCTGGAATATCAATCCACAAGAGTTAGCGAATTCTGTCTCTTCACCATACTCGTTGTTGATTCCTGTTACATCAGCTGCAGCATCTTCAACAGCTTCACCGACAAATGAGCCAATGTTGCCAGGAGAAGTTACTCCAGGGTTAGTAGCAGAAGCAGATCCGTACTTAGTACCATAGCTTGAGAAGAATGGGATGTTCATTGACTTGAAGATCTTAATGCCTGCAATCTCAATGATTCCGTTTCCACTCTGTAGAGCTTTACCTTGTACGTCCCTGTTAACAAGACCATTAGTACCTACCGCTTGGATAAGTTCATAGTATTGTCTTGGGTTTAGAACACCTACTCGTCCTTCACCACTTACTCCCTTCTCATCTAATGCAGCTGCAGCATCATAGAATGCAGAGATTAGAGAAGCAGGTACATAAGCATCTGAAGCTTGGTTGTTTGTACCAACACGAATTTGTGTTCCGCCTGGTTCTACGAATCCAGACTTAGTTATTGGAGAAGCAGCTCTAGCTCCACGTGCAATAGCACGGAACACTAGTCTATCATACTTCTGTGCGAGGGCATATCCAATCTTCTTAGATATCTCTCCTCTCAACTCATAGTGCGCAAGAGTCTCATCTAGCTCATAGACAAATGCACTGGAGATGAGTAGATCATCAACAGTAATTGTCTTCTCTGCAACAGGAGGTGCACCATCTGAGTTACCAAGAATACTATTTCCTGGAACATGAAATTCAGCTTTAGTGTGTCCTGTGTAGACGAACTGTAAAGATTTCCCGTTTTTCAGGGTTCTCTTCATGACAAGATCTCTGGCTATTGAGTTATATTCGAACCCTTTAAACATCTCTCCTGAGAAGAGCTTGAGGTAAAGGGCGCGTCTATCACCAGTGCTATTAGAAGCACCTGGCATAGTTACCGACGCCTGATGCGCGGTACTCTGTTGAGCCATTGTCTATTAAAAAAATAAATGTGTGTATTAACTTCCTTCAAACGTTTGAAATTTGTGGTCTATCCCACCGTCTAGACGGCTAATGGTATCCTCCGTAGAGGGCAAAAGCCAAAGCGAGATATCGGAATCGAACCGATGACAATAGCTTGGAAGGCTACAGTTTTACCGCTAAACTAATCTCGCAAGCGGAGAGAGAAGGATTCGAACCTTCGATAGATTTACATCTATAACTCCTTAGCAGGGAGTCGCTTTAAGCCTCTCAGCCACCTCTCCACATGATTCCTTATGGAATTGTAAGTGAGAGTATTCTACAAAGATGAAGAAGGCTAGCAGCATGAAAACTACTAGCCATAATTCATTTAATTTAGTAAGAGGGTTCCTCATCATCAACACCAGGAGGCTGCTGATCACTAGGGTTAGTGTCAACAGGTTCCTCAGCTTTAGACTCTGGAGTGTATTTTGTTACAAATGCCGGAGCTTGATTGCTTTGTTGTGACATCAGAAGGACCACTTAGCGCCTACTTTTGTACCGTATGCTGTGTCAGCAGTATCATCAGTTGCAAAAGATACTTCTCCATATACACCTAACTTCTCAGTAGCTGCAAATTTTACTCCGCCTTTACCTGAGAAATCGGTGTCACCATTTGCTCCATCAGCAGCAGAGAATGAGGGACCACCTTGAATATAATATTTAAGTTGACCTGCTTTATCTTCCCAACCAATGTGTAGATCAGTCGTTGTAGACTTATAATCACTACCTGTATACTTTGCTTTTGACTCGGCATT